CGCGCAGACTGACCCGACAACGGGCATTCCAATTTATCCAACCGTCAATTTGGTCACCGAAGACGGCCAATCGCTCACAACCCAGCCAATCGGCCAACCGGTCGGACTTGACCAAAGCGCCGTCATGCCGCTCAACAACCAAACCACATATCGTGTGGCGCTTCCGCTTTTGTCGGTGATCGCAAATGGCACAAACACGGTTACCGTCACTTGCTCATCACCCCATGGGCTTTCAAACAACAGCCAAATCGCCGTGGAAGGGCTGTCAAAAAATGCTGCAGATGGCTTTTATAGTGTCACTGTAACCACTGCGACGGCGTTCACTTATCAAACGAACAGTGCTATACCTGCGGGCGGCTTGTTGCAGAGCACCACATTAATGGTGACAGCACTGGTCGGGCTGCCTTATGGCTACACTCAGATACCTCAAACTGGGCCTGCGACATGAGTAACATAACGATCACAAACCTCCCAGTTTTGACCAACTTAAGCGGATCTGCGCAGTTGAATGTTGTGCAGTCAGGCACGTCATATGCCGTCTCGGCACAGCAAATTGCGAATCTTAATGCAAACAACGGCACAGTCACGTCGATTACGGCGCAGTCTCCGCTGTCAGGCGGCACAATTACGACGACAGGCACGATTGGTTTGAACACAAACAGCGTCAGCAATTCATACCTTTCAACGATGCCCGCGAACACGATCAAGGGCAACAATACGGGCAGCGCTGCGCAGCCACAAGATTTGTCTGTTTCTCAAACCATGCTCTTGCTTGGTGCGGCACCGCTCAATTCACCGGCCTTCACCGGAACGCCGACGGCCCCCACGCCTTCCATAAATGACAGCAGCATCAACATTGCGACGACGGCCTATGTTCAAGCTCAAGGATACGCTTCCGCAAGCACTGTGATCAGTTCTGGGACAGGGCTCGCTGGCGGCGGTTCTCTTGCTGCAAATCGAACGCTTAGTCTTGGTGCGATTACAAACAATACCATTCTTGCCAATACGAGCGGTTATACGGAACCGCCAGTTCCTACGACGCTTTCCGCGCTTCTTGATAGCTCATTCAGCAGCACTCAGGGCGCAGTCATTTATCGCTCAAGCAATTCTTGGACAGCATTATCTCCCGGAAGCGCAGGACAAGTTTTGGCGTCAGGCGGTTCGGGTTCAAACCTTTCATGGTTAACTTTGACCGGCACAGGTACCGTTCAGCAAATTAACACTGGAACAGGGCTGACCGGTGGCCCAATCACGACAATTGGAACGATCAGCATCGCATCGACGGGCGTCTCCGCCGGTTCTTATGGGTCGTCAAGCTCTATACCGACATTCACTGTCAATGCGCAGGGCCAATTAACTCTTGCCGGTATGGCTTCAATCGTTGCACCCGCAAACGCCTTGTCCGGCACTACACTCAACAGCACTGTTGTCACATCTTCTTTGACAAGCGTCGGCACACTTGCAAGCGGCGTGTGGAATGCGTCGACGATCGCTGTTCCTTATGGCGGCACGGGAAATACGTCCTTTACGTCCTACGGTGTTCTTTATGGCAATAGCACGAGCGCTCTGAACGTCACAAATGCTGGCACGACAGGGCAAGTCCTCGTCGCAACGACGGGCGGCGCGCCGACTTGGGGTGCAGTGCCTTCGACGGCGGCTGTCACGTCGTTTTCTGCTGGCACAACGGGTTTGACGCCAAACACGGCCACAACGGGCGCTGTCACGCTTTCCGGCACACTTGCCACAACAAACGGTGGTACAGGCCTGACATCGTTCACATCGGGCGGCGCGGTCTATGCGACGTCGACTTCCGCCTTGACGACCGGCACATTGCCCATTGCTTCGGGCGGAACTGGCATCACATCGTTTGGCACGGGCGTTCAAACGGCTCTCGGCCAAGCTGTCACGGGTTCTGGCGGCATTGTCCTTGCCACGTCGCCGACACTTGTCACGCCGACCCTTGGCGCGGCTACGGCGACCAGCGTCGCAATGACAACTGGCACGATTACGACGACGCCGTCGAACAGCACTGACATTGCCAATAAAGCCTATGTCGACGCAGCCGTCAGCAACGTGAATTATCATGCCGCTTGCGAATACGCGACGACGGCAGACCTCGGCACGGTGACCTATAACAACGGCTCATCGGGTGTCGGCGCGACAATCACCAAGACATCGCCATTTGCCACGCTTGCTATTGATGGCGCAAACCCAACTGTCGGCCAGCGCATCCTTGTAAAGAACGAAACAAGCAGCCAATACAACGGCATTTATACGGTCACGAGCGTCGGTTCCGGGTCCGTTGGCTGGGTGCTGACCCGCGCGACGGATTATGATCAAACTGGTTCCGGCACAAATGAAATTGCGCCGGGCGATACGACGTTCATTATTTCCGGTTCAGTTAATGCGGGAACGCAGTGGATCCAAACGACTGATTTTCCCATCACAATTGGCACGACGCCTTTGGTGTTTGTTCAGATTGCTGGACCGGGTGTCTATACAGCTGGCACCGGCCTTACGCTTTCCGGCAACACGTTTAGCATTACCAATACGGCGGTTTCTGCTGGTTCTTATGGCGGCGCGTCGTCGGTCCCGTCATTTACGGTCAACGCTCAAGGCCAGTTGACGGCGGCATCCGCGACAGCCGTTATTGCCCCAGCGGGAACATTGTCTGGCACGACGTTGAATAGCACAGTCGTCAATTCGTCCCTCACAAGCGTCGGCACGATCGGCACGGGCGTCTGGCAAGGAACGACCATCGGCGTCGCATATGGCGGCACAGGCTTGACGTCGACGCCAGCGAATGGCGCTTTGGACATCGGCAATGGAACCGGCTTCACACGCACGACACTGACGCAAGGATCCGGCATTTCAATCACAAACGGATCTGGCTCGATCACAATTGCCAACTCGGGCGTAACGTCGTTCTCGGCTGGCACGACAGGCTTTACACCTTCTTCTTCGACAAGCGGCGCAATCACGCTTGCCGGAACGCTCGCAACGACAAATGGCGGCACGGGTCTCACGTCGTTCACCTCCGGTGGCGCTGTCTACGCTACGTCAACGTCTGCTTTGACAACCGGAACGCTTCCAATCGCGTCCGGCGGTACAGGTATCACGTCATTTGGAACCGGCGTTCAAACCGCTCTCGGGCAGGCTGTGACAGGCTCCGGCGGCATTGTTCTGGCGTCCTCCGCTTCACTCACGTCACCAACGCTGACGACGCCTTCTTTAGGCGTTGCAACGGCTACGTCGATCGTGGCAAGTAACGGCTTTGTGTCGACATCGACATATGGCGGGTCATTCAGTAACGGCATCGCTATTGATTACACGACAAACAATGGCCGTATATCCGTCGGTTCTGGCAGCTCTTTGACTTTTTACACCGGCGGCGTTGCAAACACTGCTACTGTGACCATTGCCTCAACGGGCATCGTGACATTTAACAGCACGGGCGCAATCGTTGTCCCGACAGGAACGACGTCTCAAGAGCCAGCAACTCCTGCAACGGGCATGTTGCGCTTCAACACGACGACGACGGCATTTGAAGGTTACAATGGCTCGAACTGGACGCCGGTCGGCGGCGGCGCGTCGGGTGGCGGCACGGATCAGATCTTCTGGAACAACGGCCAAACCGTCAACAGTTCGTATTCTATTCCTGCCAACACAAACGCAGGCACATTCGGACCTGTTTCTATTGCAAGCGGCGCGACTGTGACCGTTCCTTCGTCATCAACTTGGACTGTGGTGTAATATGGGCAATTTAACACTTAACGGATCGTCATCAGGCCAAATCACCATTGCACCTCCGGCAGTGGCGGGGACAAACACGCTCACTCTTCCTGCAACGACGGGAACGATTGCGACGACTGCAAGCCCGACGTTTTCTGGTGTGACAACGCTTACGACAGTCACGAGCCCATCATCGACAGCTCTCACGCTTCAATCCGCTGGATTGACGACGATGACGCTTGCGACGACGGGTTATGTTGGAATTGGGACAAGTTCTCCAAATACGCAATTGTCCATTAACGGAGCATTAAATTTTACAAACACAGTTTCTGCTCCTTCTGTTAGTGCCGCAATATTTTCTCCGGCATCTGCGCAAATGGCTTTTGTAACAAATTCATCAGAAGCAGTGCGCATCGACTCCAGCGGCAACGTTGGTATTGGTAAAACTTCTATAACAAACAAGCTAGACGTTCAGTCAACGGGAACAATTTTGGGTCTGTATGGCGTTGGAGCCACGTACCAAGGTTTTGCGGTATATAACAATTATGCTTCTAGTTCTAATTACGGCGGAATCTTTTACGACGCAAGAAACGAAAATAGCGCACCTGTCGCAAACTTTCTTGCCGATATAAATACCGATGGTTCCTCTGCTTGGGCTTGGTCAACACAGCCCGCAGGAACAAGAACGGATCGCCGCGTAGAACGCATGCGCATCGACTCCTCCGGCAATCTGCTGGTGGGTATTACGTCATTTCCAACAACAGCAGGACAGACAGGAAGTGGAATAAGTCCAACTGGACAGGTTTACCTTGCTCATGCGGGCACTTCGTTTTGGACACATATGAATTTTATCAATAGCAATGGAACTGTCGGTTCTATTGCAACAAATGCTTCAACTACTTCTTTTAATACATCGTCAGATTACCGTTTAAAAGAAAACGTCACGCCGATGACGACAGGGTTGGCGACAATCAGTGCGTTGAAACCTGTTACCTACGATTGGATCAGCGACAAATCTCAGGGCGAAGGTTTCATTGCTCACGAATTGCAATCTGTCATTCCCCAAGCAGTTACGGGAGAAAAAGACGCGGTAGATAAAAACGGAAAACCTGTTTATCAAGGCGTCGATTACAGCAAAATTGTCGTGCATTTGGTTGCGGCAATTCAAGAACTCAAAACTCTTGTAGATGCACAAGCGGCAGAAATCACTGCTCTTAAATCCAAGGTAGGTGCATAATGACCGCAACCCTTCAAACCACTAACATCCAAAACGCTACCTCCTCCACGACCAATCTTGCATTGGATACGTCAGGCAACGTGACTGTCGGCAGCAGTCTGACGGCTGCAAACAATATCACGGCCACATCTGGCACGATGGTGATGGCGTCTTCGTTTTTGCGGAACAAGATCATCAACGGGGCGATGGTGATTGACCAACGCAATGCGGGGGCAGCAGTTACCATAACAGGCACATCATTTACTTATCTTGTGGACAGGTATTTCGCTGCTGTCGCCTCTGGCGGGGCATTTTCTGCTGGCCAGAATAAAGGGTCTGTAACGCCCCCGGTTGGCTTTACTAATTATTTTGGGTTTGCAACAACAACAGCAAAAACTCCCGCGTCTGGTGACTTCTTTTATGTGCAGCAGCCAATTGAAGGTTTTAATGTATCAGATCTGGCGTATGGAACTTCTTCGGCAAAGCCTATTACAATTTCATTTTGGGTTTATTCAAACCTTACTGGAACATTTGGCCTATCATTAATGATTGGAACGGTTGCCGCTGCGTATGTGACGTCATATACAATTTCAAATGCCAATACTTGGACATTTATCACAATCACTATTCCCGGAAACACATCAACTGCATTAACATCAACCACAAATGGTGCTGGGTTGCGGTTATCTTGGGATTTGGGTTGCGGGTCAAATTATCAGGGGACGGCTAATACTTGGGCCGCCTACACATCGCCATCAGACAGATACACGGTCTCCGGAACTCAGCAGATTGTTGCCTCAACTAGCAATTATCTTTATCTCACCGGCGTCCAACTTGAAGTCGGCTCCGTCGCCACACCGTTTGAACGGCGGCAGTATGGGGAAGAGTTGGCGCTGTGTCAGAGGTATTTTTATAAAATGGGCGCGGGTTCCGTATATGCAAATTTTGGCATGGGAAGAGCCTATTCAACGACAAATGGGCAAACTTCATTTTCTTTGCCTGTTTCTATGAGAGCGGCGCCAACTGGTTCATATTCTGCATTGACTGATTTTAATGCAGCCCAAACTTCTGGAAATATTACAGCGTTTATTATTCCATCCGCTTATAGCACAGATTATCGTCAAATGATGGTTGATATAACGGCAACTTTTTCTTCCGGTCAAACCATTGCCCTCAATGCCAATAATACCACAAACGCCTATATGACATTCAGTGCGGAGTTATGATCCATGTATGAAAATGCACAATACATAGCACTCAATGGTGTCAATAATTGCATCCGTGTTGACATAAACGGCGTGACCAGTTTCGTGCCTCTTGACCCAAATAACACCGACTACGCCGCCATCATGGCCCTCGTCGCAGAAGGCAAACTTACCATTGGAGCCGCACAATGACCGTCACGATTTCAGGCAACGCAGGCATTGCTCGTCCACTTGGTTCGGCAGGATCACCGTCTGATGTCAACACATCGGACAGCACAACAGGTTTGTATTTCCCGGCCAGCAATACGGTTGGCATATCCACTGGCGGGACAAATGCGCTGTATATTGATGCCAGCCAGAATGTGGGTATTGGGACGAGTTCGCCTACTGCGAAATTAAATGTATCAAATACGTCTAGTTTCGTTAACGTGGATATAACATCTGGTTCTGGATTTAATGCTGGTTTGAATATTAAAGCTGCCAGCACTTTTTTGGCAGGATTTGGAACGGCTGGAAACTATTTAGGTGGTGCGTCGGCTACGGACGGAATTGTATATACAAACAATAATTTAATTTTTGGAACCAATGCTGCGGAACGTATGCGCATCGACACCAGCGGCAATCTGCTGGTGGGGACGACGGCGCAAATTAATGGCGAAAAATTAAATGTCACTGGCTCAACCGCAAACCAAATAACGCGCCTTTATAATTCAAATTCGTCTCCTAATGGCCTTGGAATTTTTTATTCCACCGCAACCCCCAACACAGTTGGCAACTCATTTATCTATGCGTCGGATGCGACAACATATCGTTTCATTGTTCAATCCAATGGCGGCATTTACAATTATTCTGCCAACAACTCAAACTTGTCTGATGAGCGGTTGAAGAAAGACATTCAACTGTCGGGAAATTATTTAGACAAATTGTGTGCCATTCCGGTCAAGACATTTTTGTTTAATGACCAGACCGATCAAGAATTGAACCTTGGTGTGATTGCACAAGATGTTTTGGCCGCCGCTCCCGAATTGGTTGATAAAGATGGTTGGGGCGAAAAGGCACCCGATGGCACACCTTACATGGCAATCTATGAAACGGATTTGAAATACGCCATGTTGAAAGCAATTCAAGAACTTAAAGCCGAATTTGACGCATATAAGGCAGCGCACCCATGACACTTGATTGGCAACAGATTGTTAACCTCATCATCACTGCGGCCTTCGGCGTGGTAGGCTACCTGTATGCTCAAATCGTGGCCGAGGCCAAGAAAGACCGCGAACTGATTAATGATTTGCGTGTTGTTTTGCCGACGAAATATGTCAGCAAAGATGATCTTACGAGCCATTTGAACCGGATTGAAACCATGTTGACTAAAATCTTTGATCGTTTAGAACAAAAGGCCGACAAACCATGATCCCGCAATTTTTAAGAAACCTCGTGAAAGAGCTTTCTGAAACCGCTCAAAAAAGAGCGGCGATTTGCGACACATGCGAATGGCGCAAGGGCAATCTTTGCGATCATTGCGGCTGCTTCATTGATTTCAAAATCAATATCCCTATACCGACTTGCCCTTTGAAGAAATGGTGACGCCATGACGACGAATACAGGCCTCAATCAACCCGCATATAACAGCACGTCGCCGACATGGGACCAGCCTCTCAATTACAATGAGACAATTCTGGACTCAATCCTTGGTAATACGACGTCTGTCGCCATGCCAACTGGCGCATCGACCACGACCACGCTTACTGGCCCCGTTTCTTCGGGTACGCCGCTCGGCCAAACGCAAGCCATGCGCATCGTTCTCACTGGCGCGCTGTCTGCAAACCAAACGCTTCAATTCCCGTCGGGTGTCGGAGGCCGTTGGATTATCTACAATACGACGACTGGTTCTTACACAGTCACAATTTCGTCCGCAGGTGGCGGAAATTCCATCATTGCTCCGCAAAATGGAAACGTCTCAATTTATTCAGACGGCACCAACATTCGCTATACCGACGACGGATTGGTGAACAATTTTGCAACATTAACCGTTCTCGGCAACACTTACCTTGCCACGGCATCCGGAAATGTTGGCATTGGGACGAGTTCGCCTACATCAAAAATTACCATGCAAACGACGGGACAAAATCCTTTAACTTTGCGTACAACAACAACAAATTTATATGACGCTGCAACTATTTATTTGAATACTTCTGGTTCAAGTGCAAACCAAGGCACTGTTCTTTATCATGGTATTCAAAGCGGAAGCGATAGTTCTACTACATCGTTCCAAATTCAAGGGTATGGCAATAATTATACCTACAATAGCACTTGGTACATTGTTGATTACAAAAACAATCTCCAACAGTGGTTTACAAACAACACGGAACGCATGCGCATTGATTCAAACGGAAATGTCGGCATCGGAACAAGCACACCTTCATCTCTTTTGACAGTGAATGGCGCAATCTCCGCAAGCGGCGCGGTCAGCGCGTCGTCATTCTCGGGTTCTGGCTCCGGATTAACCGGCACCGCTTCTTCATTGAGCATCGGCGGCACGGCGAGCAACATAACATCATACACAATCAATCAAAGCCTTGGAACGAGCAATGTTCCAACTTTTGCAGGGTTGCTTGCAACTGGTGACATCACAACCTATCGATCATATTCGACATCGACGGGCGTTATTTTCTTTGGCAATGGCGGCAGCCATTATCTTTTCTTCGATGGATCAAATTATCAATTAAATGCTGCAAGTCTTATCGTTGGCGGCTCTGTTTTGGCTACAGGCAATGTCGTTGCATATTACTCCGACGACCGTTTGAAAACAAAACTTGGCGGCATTGATAATGCTTTGGGCAAAGTCAGATCCTTGTCCGGGTTTTATTATGAAGCAAACGAAAAAGCGCAAGAACTTGGATACGAAGTTGTCAGAGAGGTTGGCGTTTCCGCGCAATCTGTTCAAGCCATCATGCCAGAAGTCGTTGCGCCCGCTCCGATTGATGCGCAATATTTGACTGTGCGATATGAGCGCCTTGTTCCGCTTTTGATCGAAGCGATCAAAGAACTTTCTGAAAAAGTTGAACAATTGGAAAAGGGCAATGACTAGCACTCCATCGTCCGGCCAAATCGCCATCAGTGATATCATCAGTGCTTTCCCAACGATTGGGTCAGGCAGTATGGCGGCTTATCGCGGACAGACATGGTATCAGCCCGGCACAGGCAATTCTGGCACGTTTTCATCGGGCCAAATTGCCATGTCTGATTTTTACAATAAAACAGGCACACAACAAATCCCGATCATCCCGTATCAGAATATCCTCGTGAACCAATGGGGGTACCACATGGGCGGATGTTACGGGACAGGCGTCAATAATCTCTACGTTCAAATCGGTTCATATTACGGCATAACGGCGACAGCCACAGGCTGGGCGGCTGACTATGGCGCTCAAGGAAGCTCGGAGGGCAATTGGTCCCCAAATGGATGGACGCCGGGCGGTTCCGTTATCACAAACAATACGCTTGCGACAGTCAGCCAATTTATCAACACGTCGACCGGATTTCCGTATGCAAATTTTACAGGCAATGGCGTCAACACATATGCTTCAGGTCGCGATACAAACGCTTTGAGAGCGATTACATCTTGGGACGGTGCAACTTTTACACTCACTATTCAATATGACTGTAAAGGCGGCGGGACAGGTTGGGGCACGACATTTTTTTCATCGGCGCTTCCGGTTACATGGCAGAACGGGCCCTACTGATGCAATTCACTTGGTCATATCCCCAATTCATCGTAAACCCCGAACAAGACGGTCTCAAAAATGTTGTCGTTGGGATCAATTGGGTTTGCACCGGCACGGACGGCACAAACACATCATCTGCATCCGGTTCGGTGAAATTGGGCGACCCTAATCCTGCCGAATTTATCCCGTATCAAGACATCACGCAGGAGATGGCGGCGAGCTGGGTGGCAGATCAAATCAGTGTTTCCGGCGTCGAGGCACAAATTGCGGCGCAGATTGCCGCTTTGTCTCCAGCACCGATTCAACCGCAAAATCCACCGTTCTGGGTAGGTGACTAATGGACCCGTTTACCGTATTGGCTGGTGCCACTGCTATCTATAACGGGCTGAAGTCTGCCGTCAGTGCAGGCGAGGACGTCGTTGATACTGCACATCGAGTTGGCCATTTGATGTCCGAAGTTGCCAAAGTCGTTCAACTTGTGTCAATGCCGCGCAAGAAAAAGATATTTCAGTCGCAGGCCGAATTTGAAGCGCAGGCAATGAAGCTCTATGCCGCCAAGGACAAGGCCAAGCAAATGGCGGCAGAGGCAAAGAATATGTTCGTTGCCATGCATGGGGTCGCGGCATGGGACAATGTCCAGCGCAAAGTCATAGAGCTTCGCAAGGAAGCCGCGCGGCAGGCTAAGGAAGAGTATGAACAGGCGATGGAAACCCGCCGCGACATGATTATGGTTTCAAGCATTGTGGGCGGCCTTTTGGTTGTTATGGGCGGCCTTGGTATCTGGTTGTCATTAACGCACTAATAGGGGATCAAAATGGACCTTTTGAAATCATTCGGCCCACTTATTGGGTCAATTGCACCAACAATTGCGACCGCGCTTGGCGGCCCTGTCGCTGGCATGGCTGTCAAAGCTATCTCGGGCGCTTTGTTCGGCCACGAGAACGCTTCCGAAGACGACATTATGGCCGCTCTTGCCAATCCTAACGGCGATCAGCTTGCCGCTCTCAAAAAGATCGACGCTGACTTTAAGGTTCAGATGAAGTCGCTCGACATCGATCTCGAGCGCATCTCTGAGGCTGATCGCGATTCGGCCCGCAACATGGAAATCCAGACACGCGACTGGATCCCCCGCGTTCTTGCGGTTGGCGTCACGCTCGGGTTTTTCGGCATTGTTGCGTACATCTTGCACTATGGTTTGCCACCGACCGGCGGCGAAGCGCTTCTGATGCTGATCGGGACGCTCGGCACGGCATGGACAAGCGTGATGGGGTTCTATTTTGGCTCTTCAGCTGGCTCTAAGCAGAAAACGGACGCTTTGACGGCGGCGCTGGGGAGCAACAAATGAAGGGAAATTTTGAACAGTGCCTTGCTTTTGTTCTAAAATCAGAAGGCGGCTTCGTAAATAATCCAAAAGATCCGGGCGGCATGACCAATCTTGGCGTGACCAAGAAAACTTGGGAATCGTGGGTGGGCCATGAAGTTGACGAAGAAGCCATGCAGAACCTTGGTCCCGAAGACGTGGCTCCGCTTTACAAGGAAAAATATTGGGACGCCATTGGTGGCGACAACCTTCCTGCTGGGGTGGACTATTCTGTCTTTGATTGTGCTGTCAATTCTGGACCTCAAAGAGCTATCAAGCTTTTGCAAAAAACGCTTGACCTGAACGAAGATGGAATTTTGGGCCCGATGACGCTCAAGTCGGTACAGGAGGCAAACCCCAGAACCTTGGCAACTACATATTGTGAAGACCGCCTGACATTTTTGCAAAGCCTCCCAACCTATAGTATATTTGGCGCGGGGTGGTCTCGTCGCGTCCTCGATGTCGAGGAAAACGCGTTCAAAATGGTAGGGTAACCATGTCACTGACTTATTCCACCTACGTCCAGCAGATCGCCACGATGGCCGTGGTGCCGGTCACCGATCCCAATTTCACGATTATTATTCCGTCGATGATCGACTATGCCGAGCTGCGGATGCAGAGGGATTTGGACTTTCTGTCCACCCAAACCCAGAACACGTCATATTCATTCACAAGCGGCAACAATACGCTTGTCATCCCGACATCTACTTATGTCACGTTACAGACGATCGAAGCGCTGGATCAATCTGGCAGCAATTATCCCCTCCTGCCCGCGTCAAAAGAATTTATCCAAAACGTCTATGGCGGCAATTCGACGACCGGCATTCCGCAATATTTCGCTGTCTATGGCGGCGACGCTGCGACGGCTGGCTACACTTCGCAGAACATTATTGTCGGCCCGACGCCAAACCTTGCTTATACGGTTCGACTGACCGGCACGATCCGGTCTCAACCTTTGTCGGCCACAAACACATCGACCTATATTTCGACTTACTTGCCAGATCTCTTTATCATGGCATCAATGATTTACGTTTCCGCATACCAGCGCAATTTTGGTCGCATTAATGACGACCCTCAAATGGCGCAAACGTATGAAAGCCAATATGAATCGCTCCTGAAGAGCGCGATGGTTGAAGAAAACCGCAAGAAGTTTGAGTCTGCGGCATGGACCTCGTATTCACCCGCGCCATTTGGCGCGCCGACGAGGTAACCCATGGCGCACAGCACGATCAAGCTTGTTCCGGGCGTCGAGACAAACAACACACCGGCGTTAAACCAAGCGGCATATTCAAGTTCGCAATTGATTCGCTTCTTGCCGGAGCGAAATGGTCTCGGTCTTGCTCAAAAACTTGGCGGTTGGGTCGCCTATTATACGTCGGCTTTGGCATCAAAAATTCGCGCCCTTAAAGGTTGGGCAGATTTAAATGCAATCAACCATCTCGGGATTGGCGCAGAATCTTCTTTGAACGTCCTTACAAGCGGAAATTTGATTGATATCACGCCGCAAATTACAACGACAAATTCAACTGCGCTTTTTTCAACGACGGCAGGATCAAATGTCGTCGATGTGACAGATTATGGTGTTGTTGCTTCGACGCTTGATCAAGTCAATTATGTTACCCCCGTTTCAGTCGGTGGCATCATTTTGAATGGTCCTTATCCGCTTTACACGGCCTCTGTCGCTGTTACGGCCACGACAAGCGCAGCAAGCGGCACGGGAACAACTGCAACTGTCACGTTCCCGACGCAATCTGTCGCGCCTCCTGTTGGTTCGATTGTTTCTATAGCCGGCGTTACGCCAACTGCTTACAACGGCTTTTGGACTGTCACGGCTTCAACGACAAGCTCTGTTTCATTTAAGAGCACTGCGACCGGTTCGCAAACTGTTGCCGGTCAAATCCAATACGGCACAAATTACTCAATTCTTGCGTCATCTTTTGCAGCGTCGACCGTTTCAAATGGTGGCGCGTCATATTACTTCACGACGCTTAATGGCTCATCAATTGTGACTTGCACTTTTGCAGCTCATGGTTATTCGCCGGGGACACAATTTTATGTTGGCGTTTCGACGCCGGTCGGCGGCGTTACTTTGTTTGGTCTGTATGTTGTTTTGACGACGCCAACAACTGACACATTTACATTTTCTGCTCAAAATATTGCAACGAGCACTGCGAACGTTTATATCAATAGCAATAAAATTCAATCGACGTTCTACATCGCCCAAGGGCCTCAACCGACAAGCACGGGCTTCGGTGTGGGTCCGTTTGGCGCGGGCGGCTTCGGCGTTGGAACAACTCAGCCGTCTGTTCCCGGAACACCTATTACGACCACAGATTGGACGCTCGATAACTTTGGCCAAGATCTCATCGCTTGCCCCGCAGGTGGCGCGATTTATTATTGGCAACCAAACAGCCAATTGCAGAATGCGCAGATCGTCGGCGGCAACGGCCCGCTTGTAAACAGTGGCATATTTGTGGCCATGCCTGAGCGCCAGATCGTGGCTTATGGTTCATCGTTTACGCTTTCGCCGGACCCTCTTCTTGTCCGCTGGTGCGATATCAGTGACTTTACAAATTGGGTTGCCACAGCGACAAACCAAGCCGGTTCATATCGCATTCCAACAGGGTCTCAAATTGTCGCTGGCGTTCAGGCATCTCAACAGGGGTTGCTTTGGACCGACCTTGATATGTGGGCGATGCAATATGTCGGCCCACCTTTCGTATACGGTTTCAACAAAGTCGCATCCAACTGCGGCGCGATTTCAAGACATTGCGTCGGCCAATTAAACGGCGTCGTTTATTGGATGTCGCAAAAGCAATTTTTCATGTCCGGCGGCACCGGTGCACAATCTATTCCGTGCCCGATCTGGGACGTCATCTTCCAAAATATCAACACGTCATACTTGTCAAAAGTATGTTGCGCCGTAAACTCTCAATTCAATGAAGTAACTTGGTATTACCCTTCTGCCTTATCGACGGAAAATGACTCGTATGTCAAATACAACACTGTCCTTCAACAGTGGGACTTTGGTTCTCTTGGCCGCACTGCTTGGATTGATCAATCTGTGTTGGGGCCTCCCATTGGTTCTGGGTCTGATAATTATCTTT